CTTGGAGGAACTCAACCATTAGCTAAACAAACTAATAGGAGTGTTGATACCTCAATATTGGCCCAACTTCCTGATAAACAAGTAGTAAATGGTGATGAGTTCTTTGTAGACTTAGTGGTAAACAGTAGAGGTATTGATATTCATTCTTTCAACTTTGAGTTGATTTATGATCAAGAAGTACTTGAGTTTCAAGAAGCATCCACTCCCTACCTACCAAATGCATGGATGTTATTCTTCAAAGATGATAATGGAAAAGTAAAATATGGAGGAATGGATGGTAGTTCAGGAGAATTCCCAATCAGAACAGACTCTACTGAAACTATTATCAAGTTTAAGTTCAAGGCAATCAATAACACTGGAATAGGAGAAACCCCTATTGAGTTTGGAAGTAAGTACAACACTGGAGATAATAGAGGAGATGATTTGAAGACTGTAGTACAAAATGGAAAAGTGTACATGCAAGTCATTTCTTCAATTATCAATAACCCAGAAAATATTCCTAATGGATTTGAACTAAATCAAAACTACCCAAATCCATTCAACCCTTCCACCATTATTCCATTCACTATTGTAAGTCCTCAAAATATTTCAATAGATATTTATAGTGTAGATGGAAGGTTTATCACCAATCTCTATTCAAAGTTCACCTCTACAGGGTACTACAATATTGAATGGAGTCCAGAGAACATTCCAAGTGGTGTTTATGTAGTAAAACTTAGTTCTGACAAAGGTTTCACTTACAGAAAAATCACACTACTAAAATAAAGTTTAAAATGAAAAAATATCTACCTATATTACTATTATCTTTATTTGCAACAGCATGTACTGAAGGAGTAACAGAAGTTGTTGAAGAAGAAGAAATCAAAGAAGTAACAGTTGCTGAAATCTATTCTGGTAAGGATGTAGTTGATACTGGACTTCTTCAACTAGATCAAATCAATGAAGGAATAGTATTTTCAATCAATCAAGATTCTACCTTTGAATACTACAGTTTTCAAGGAGAGTTTCTTTTCAATGAAGACAAAGTAGAGTTAGATCACATATCAGGATTAGTTGAAGGTATGTTTATTTTCAATGATGATCTTGGGACTACTGAGGAAGGATTCAAAAAGGCAAGATTTGCATATGCTAGTGCCAATCCCCATACTGAAAAAGACTTAGCTTTATTTGATATTACAATAAATCAAAATTCAACAGTATGTCTAGTAGATCTTCAGTTTGATGAAGTAACTTATGATGATATTTGCTTACCACTAACTAAATAAATAAACAACAATGAGTGAGGAAACAACAGAAAAAGGGTTCTTTGGTCAACTAAAGACCCAAATCATCGGTGGGGTAGGAATACTTCTAACTGGTTTAGGAACAATGTTCTTAGATGAAGTAAAAAATGTATTGGGTATTGCAGAAGAAGAACCAACAGAAGTTACTGCTCCTGCTCAATCCAATCAA